AAACCAACAAACCATTTAAAACAAAAAAAATCCTAAGAGGGTTCTAAGTCTTATCAGTTTTTTTCATACTGTGGCTTTTGCTCTTCAAATTGATATAGACATCTTTAAGATCTCCAAGAGTTCTCATCATGTACGTCACTCCTTGTGATTAAAATAGATTTATCATTAATGGACACATGTCCGGTTAACCAATCCCTGACACCCGTCTGGTCTCTCAGTGTAGACCATTTCAGATGATAGTCTACTAAACGACAAAGCTGGTTGAACAGGCGCTCACAGAATGGCTTCTGATTTGATTGATTCCGGATAAGTTCTAAAGCTCGAATCCAGTTGCCAATTGCAGCTAATGAGTCAGAGATTCGACAATCTTTGGGGATTCCCAATCCATGGACATGCCATCTAAGTTTGTAACCGTCAAGTACTCTGACTGTCTCCAATCTAATCGGGAAAGAAGTTCTTATAGCTCTTAATGATCTTTTATACAGTTTAAGGTCCAATTCAATGAGACTTAACCATAAACTGATCCCGACGAAAGAGACACCAACATTTTGAGCTATTCCATCTGATGGAGGGGGAGGAACACTAGGCGATTTCCTTAGGTGGTTTAGATTGTAATATGATATTATTGTCATAAAAAAGAGACTAACTGTCACTAACTCATTCGGATGTGAGGATGCAGTAAGTGCGGCCGAATGCGCAACCCCTGTAGGGACTCCGAAAATTTGCAAGATTGTTTCTAAGTTGACAAACGGGTCTGGGATGAATTGAGCTGGGATGCCGGTCAAAGTATCTCTCTGACACATTTTCTTGGCTCTGATGAATTCCTGTTCCTCTGTTTGGAATGCATACAGCTGATTCCATCTATCTCTCAGCAATGACCAATCTACATGAGGTTCATCTATCATGTTTTTTAATCCCTGGCAGACACAATACACTTCAGAGGTTTGGGAACTACTGAACTCAGTCTGAACCAAATCAACAGACCTAAATAGTGGTCCGGCAATTGTTAGAATGTTCTGAGTGATGGATTGGAGGTAGGTGCCATATGTCTTGTAAATTAAGACTCCATTCTGATCTAGCAGTCGATGCATATAATGGCGAACATTATATTCTATTTTTTGACTAATTATTGGATCTCTAACCTCCATATCCATCACAATTAAGTCGAGCTGAAGCCCTAATCCATTTTTCAATTGAAGAAAATAATCCCATGTTTTCGTGTCACTTAAATCAGATGGATGTTCCCAGCAAGTTGATCCATTTACACATCTTCGTTTGTCATCACCCAAGGTTTCCAGAGCACTAGGAGGCTCTGGTGAAGCACCCCTCATTATGGAACCGGACAATTCCAGTAAACTATTGAAAATTGCCCTACTGTGTCGACTTTCTCTCAACAAAGCTGCTGTCATACCTCCTGATCCATCTCCGCAACATAAGACGTCTTTGAAGTGTATTTTTAATCCTCGAATAATGCTTCGAATTTTGTAATGTGCTCCTGTTGGTAGTTGACCTAATCTTAGTCCAGATAACAAAGGGTTTTGCACCCGCGGAGGCGAATCTAAGATCTTCGGATGAGGAACCGTTGTGTAATAGATAGGATGAATTGTTATAGGTCCTGTTACTTCCTTTTCCCAAGGAGGGTAATAGGACTCTGTGTTTATTTCTTTCGCGATACCAAATTTGCAGGCATGTCTGATTTCTTCTGGACAAAGTAATATATCCCTAGAAAAGAATTTGACATGAACTTCTTCCCAGCCTTCCCCTGATCTCAATAATGATGACAAATTAGCTAATTCACGTAGTTCATTTTTGTCCCTTGCAGAAAGAGATTGTTTGTACAGTAGAGTCATTAGGATTGTAGATATGGATAAAGGACCAAGAAAATCGATGGATAGTACATCAGAAAACAACCATAATTGTGTGTAGTGTGTCTTGTACTTGCCCTTTTCAATCTGTCTGCATTGGTACTTAAAATAATTTCGAACAATTATTCCCATATCTCTATTGCTGGTTGGATAAGAAGTGGGTATCTTGTGAGGAACAGTTTCCAACTCACTTCGTAAAGGACCAGATCTGGTCAAAGACAAGAATGGTGCAGAAGCACTAATCTTATCGATGAGATAAATCAGACCTCCATACACTGCGTTAGCTGGCCGTTTTAGATGGGCTAAACTTCTGCGATGAATCACCTGACAACAACTCGCCCTCATTAATCCATCAAGGAGTCCTTTGAGGAAACCTCTTCCACGGATTCTATTTTGTATGGAAAGGGGAAAAAGAGAGCTGTCATCCGCATGAGATGACTTTCTATATGCTAAGTCCCCATAAAGGAATCCGATGCATCTTCCCACTTGATAAGATTGCTCTGCAGGAGATAAAGTTTTCCAATCCCCCTCCACAGGATATATTTGTTTAATTTCTTGTCCCCAGGATCCTTCCCCATTTCTCCAAGTCTTCAAGACATGGGAAACGTCTGGAGGTGAGTAATCCATAGTAGAATCCAATGTAACCTCCTCTATGGTCCTGAGGCATGACCGGCAAGTAATGTGATAGTGATCGGTGCAACTGGAGAGATAACCGTTTCGAACCACGGTTGTTGTGATTTGAGCATATAGAAGAGTGGCTTGAAAGAGAAAATCATAGTTCTGATCTCCTAAGTCCCTCATCGTGTCTGTGGTCGCCATTAATCTTGTCAATGCTGCAGTGCTCTGTGAGGCAAACCCGCCATGGCTCATTCTTGAGGTAGAGAATCGATGCAATGCAGATCCTGTCCGTTTGAATCCATGTTGTTTCTTTGACCATTCCTCGCCTGTTAATGCATGAATATTATCAAGGATAGTTTTTGCCAAATTAGAATTGGGGTCAACAAACCATGAGATAGCATCTCTTAATCTAGTGGCTCTCTTTATCAGTGGTACTTTGCTCTCACGTTCCCAAGGTTGCAAAATGGAAGTTGATTCAGAGGTTTTAGAACCCAAATAGGCTGGTAGCGGACCTCGGGATAAGAAGACATTATTGATTCCAGAAGGACAATACACTGAGACATAATTAAAACCTGATGCATTACAGGCGACACAGGGTCCTTCTTTCTTTGAATGAGGTCCTAACATTTCCAGAGGATGAGGGACAGTTGTGCCTATGACTGTACGACCCCATGATTTATAACGGAGGGTGTCAGCCTGGGTTGAGGAGCAGCTCCAAATTCGATAAGCGCCTCTTCGAAGTTGTAGCTTTCCTAAGTGTATGAGTGATGAGACCTCACTTTTTATTATCAGATCATCAAGCTCCCTATGATATTTTCTTCTAAAAGAATTTCGGATTGTTCTTGAATTTTGGAACAAACTGATCAGATCATCTGCGACACCCAAAAATGTTCCTGATTTGAATTCGCTTAAGAAGCGAGGAAATAAGGGATTGATAGACCATAGGAAACTCCTGAGCTTATCTTCTTCGTGGTATAGATAAATTGTGGCGTCTTTGATCACTTGATTTTTAATTGATTGTCTGGATTCAATTAAGCATTTTTTGACTTCTGTTTTGAGGAGGTTTGCAGGACTCATGCCCATTGCGATATTTAGTGAAGTAGGATCCTCAACTAATTTATCTATGTGTGTTAGGCGGAATCGTGCAATGTCTGGATTCCCGAATACAGCACTAATCTCTTTTAAGTGGTCCTCCTTTGTGTGATCATGAATGAATTTCCAAAATGATAAGCTCTCAGTAACTGGATCGGGGAAAGCTCGAATTAAGAATCTCGACAAAGACATCCCGGATACTCCTCCAATGGATGGATCTAGATATAACATAGCATACTTGAATGTGATGCTATGTAATCCTGGAATTGAAGACTGTACCTCATATAGAGACTTACGAAGTGCTGGATCGTGCATCATCAATAAGAGTCGTGCAAAATTCCCGAAATAATTATATTGTATCATTGCATTGATGGGATTCTCGGCAAAATGTGCTACGGTCAATGCATTTGTTGAAACAGAGCTCATGATATTGGCACATGTGGGGATCTGATCGTTAGTAACACATGTTACACGGGACCATCTTTTAGTTTCGAGTCCTCGAATTACGCCACGAAAGATTGGAATTTTTCCGTAATTAAGGTAATCAGCTGACTGCATGGTTTCGTCATCATTGATCACAAGTCCAAGACGACCTGTTCCTGCTTTGATGGCGTTCATGATGTGTTCATTGTTCAATACCATCTGATTTAACGCAGATTGTAGCTCCAGGTCGTTTCTCGATTTTTTTGTCTTATACTGAGTGCAAATAACTTGATTATCTCCTTGTGCTAAAACTTTTACTGCAGTGTTGCGGATTTTTGCCTCTCTTTGTATGACAAGCAGATTCAGTATACTCCATCCTTTTTGTCTAAGACCTTCTAAACCTCCTGCTTGTCCTTGCCAACAGACTCTTTGGTTCGTAGCATTAACAAGTGTATTGTTCGATACCCTCATCAAATCCGGCCTTCCGTTGTAATAAATCAAGCTTTTCTCAAAGAATTCGTGAGTTCTCTCAATCAAAGATGGATAACCTAAAAACTGGCCCATGACACGGAACACAGGACCATTTGATTCCTTCCGTTGATGGTTGTTCCATTTTTCGTAATCAATATGATTGGCTATGCAAATTGCTTCATAATTATCAAGTCCCTGGCCTGAAGAAGAGTCTAACATTTTTTTTATGACAGCTGTCAAATCATCTGCCATAGTCAACCCTTTAAACATAGGAACAAAATGAGTCTTGATCAGGTACTCTGTGATCACAAAATACTCACGTAATCTCCATGACATTAATGAGAAAAATCGACCGGCTAGTTTGAGTTCTCGCTCTTTGCCTTTGAGACCTATTACTAGATCATCCTCATCTAACCCGTGTTCATCAATGTTTTGCAAAAACTCCTTCCAATCTGTCGCCTTTGTATCTAGCATTGTCTGCAAAACTTTCCTGCTGGGTATTGGAGTTGTGGGATTGAGTCTAACATGACGAAGAACTTCGCTTTTATTCATAGAGTGACTTTTATCCGAATAGATGATTGACGGATCTAAGAGATCTGGAATTTCAAAACACTTAATAAGGGGCAAATGATGCCACTTATCCCCAAAATCCTGCACTTGGGCTGCAGTCGGCCAGGTGTTTTCCAGAATGTGATTTTTGAAGGGATGATCAGCACTTATCAAGCCTTCATCTACAAACCATTTTTTGTGCTCATTGAATTGATTCTGTAGGACAGTCCGGGCTAGGTCACTAGCGAGGGCATTGGCGTAAGATGAGTCAATTGTCTTTTCCATTGTGACCTGCTTATGAAGTTTTTCAAGGCCTGCATAATAATCAATGAATGGATGACCCCAATGTCGGAAAGATCCATAGACGACGAGAGTCAGATCTACAGACTGGAGACTTAAGATCTGATCATGCAGATAACTGATTCCATTATCTATTTTCTTGGCTTCTTGAACAGATTGAAGAATGTGTTGTTCAAAGTGAGGGAATTTTGGAACTAGCGGGCGATACTCTCGAGCCAAGTTCATCAGTTTTAAATTACATATAGGTTCAACCATTTTGATTAAGTCATACGCTTGATTTCCCAATCTTTCGACGATGCGATCTCCAATTCTATAAATTGTCAACAATGTGAATATGTCTTGTTCTGAAAATAAGGCATCATTCCTTCCAATCATGGACAGAATAGTCTGCATCCGTCCAATGATAACATCTTTGATCATAAGTAGCACATTCCGATCAAATAAGAGATCTAACTTTTTTAAGTACACCCAGCCCAGTGTCACAAAAGCAGGTCCCAAACTTGGTACTCTCAATCTGGTGATGATGTTTCCTGAATTGGCTGTTCTATTTTTCCCTTTGAATGTTCTGCTTAGATTATTCAGTTCGTCTTGTGAGACAGCATTCAAGATGAGAGTTAATTTATGTAGGTCCAAGAATTTTTGGCACAATGATGCAACGACCTTGAAAGCATCATGAAAACCTTCCTTCTTTTGAAATTTTATTACACATCCTCCCCATCCTTTCAAGAAAGTCTCCACAATGTCGAAGGTCAACTCTGCTTCCTTATCAACTTCATGGAGAAAGCTATAACCTTGGCTGGTATCGTGGTCATCTGACATGAGCCATCTTCCCATCCAATTATGAATTTTAGTGGATGGCAAAGGGTTAGCTTGACAAGAGGTCAGCATTTCCAACACTCCCTCCCATGGCTTGTTTTCCCACATTTTTGGTACCGGCATGCTGTTATATCTTCTTAACAGATTGTCGATGTCATCACTAATCAAGGGGGAATTCAGATTGTAATCTGCATGATTAAGATAGGTCATCCTCTCATCAGGATTGAGGAATTCCTGTGTAACATAATCTTCCTCATCAAATGTGACCTGATCATCAATCTCAAAATCGTTGACATCCATGATGGCTGTTAGTTTTTTTCATACATAAAATTAAGTAGTGTTTACTTTGGAAGTGATTATAATTTGGTTTCCTGTAGTCATCATTATTGTAAAATTGTGTCTCCAATATAACTTTGAAACTGGAGATCTTTGGTGAGTGTGGTTGTCATCTGCAGCAATGAAGCTTTCATCGATCCAATCTGTTCATTTCCACATCAGTGTAAATTTTGGGCCTTTTCTCCTGCACTCGGCATTTGATGCATAAAGCGATTCCAATCCTAAGAACCAAATATAATCCGATCACAAGCCCTATTATGAAGAAAAAAGAAGCAATAGTGCTTTTCCATCCGCTGAACCAACCTTCTACAAGCTCTATGGGGTTTTTCGAGAGTCCAGTATCACCAAAAAATAAAGTCTCATCATCAGGAAGCTGAGAAGCAGCATCCTGAATATGGGGATGTTCAAAAACCTGAGCCTTTGATGAGATGTGGAGATCTGAGTCGAGCATGCCGTGGCCAATCATGTATAAAGGGAACTTATACCCTGTAGCAGTTTTCAAAACCCCATTTGGTCCGATTTCAACATCTTCGTAGGGGTACCAGTCCGTCCACAGCTCTCTCTCGGTCGTGGTTCCGCTGATTACTCCTCTCATTTGAGGAATGATGGGTCCTGCGATATCGACTCTTATGTATCGAGTCTCAAAGTATTTTAATGTCCCATTGATGATAGTGAATGCAGGACCAGTTCCAGGATTTTTTGGGGATAAATAGCTGAGGTCAACTGGTGAAATGGGCAAATGAGCACGAATTTTGCTCCAGGTTTCCTGACACAAAGAGTAGTCCAAGATTCTCTCTACATCCTGAATGAGACTAACATCGACTGAAGTCTGAGAGGGAGCCGCAATGGATGATCCTTCAGGGCAATCCGGGAATTTCGCATCATTATAGATGTCTTTATCTGCCATTTCGAACCACACTCCGGATGGAAGTCGAACTCCCCAGTGTTTACAGTACTGCATGCGGCATGCTTTGTCACCATTTTCGTATGCAAAGTAATTGCTTCTGAACCCTGTTCCTTCTTTCCCGAGGGATGTTAATTTTCCATCTTCGGAGAAGAAAGTGATGTCCATTGAGATCAAATTTGCATCGCAAAGGCCAGTGACCTTATAATCTGAGTGCCAGGTAGTTGAGTTGTGAACTGTTGGGCAAATGTCTTTATTGCATTTTCCAGTCGGAAATTGGGAGTCAACCCATTCTCCTGTATATTCGTCAACCAAAACCTGGTGGGGGGTTGCTTTGACTATCACAGCCTCTGCATCTGTAACGGAAGCATATCCACAACTTTGGGGAGGGAAACCCGGATTTAACCACGTTCCTTGTTTAGTCTGGGCTATACTTTCTTTACACTGGTCGACTGTAGGTATCATGGACTTTATAGAATGTGTCACATATTTAGGTCCGTACCATCTGAAGTCACAAGTAGTCACCCACTTGGCAGCATGACACATCCAACCATCCGCTTGGATGGCCTTATGGCTTTTGGGCATTTTGACTTGGAGAGAAGTGCCAATCAGCCCATTGTGCCAATTCAAGTCAGAACTAGAAGGACAATACTGATAATTTGCCGGTACATTTTTCCAATTCCCTTTTTGATTGTGAGGAAATACTATAGTGAACTTGCATTGAGCTCCCAGAGCCAAAAGGCTCAATAACAGGTATAAAACCAGCATAGTGACGAAACAGAATGATTTCTGTTAGTTTTTTTCATAAGGTAAGCAAGACTGATTCACAATAAATTATGTAGCTGAGAATTTGTCAAAGAAGATTATTTGAAATTGCTGATTGAGTCTAAGATCCAAGCCCCCGTTGCTTTCTTCTCTACAATCAGTCCAAATAGCAAGGCCTTTTCTGGAAAATCAGTGACTCGGGATGCATTAAAATGATCCCAAATCATTGGTGCGGCCTCCAAAGACTCATCATCATGGAGAGTCATTGTTAGATCAATAGTGCCTCTGAACAGACCTATATTAAAAGGTCTCCGAAAATGTTCAGGGACGTTCAACATGGGGGGAGTTGGACCTAATCGATGAGGGAGATAAGCTCGGCCTTCACAATGGGCGTGATATTCTGGCTGTCCGTGGTCGGCTAGCACGGCTGGAGTTGCTTTCAAGAGTGTAGATCCCAAGAAGGCCAAGATTTTATAAAATGGTCTTTTTCCTGCCATCCCAATATACATGTGATCCCAGTTAGATACAGCCGATGCGACATCAGAGTAAGTTCTGAAGGGTCTATTTGAGCGAACTGTCATCTTGACTGAAAAATAGAACTTCTCGTATCTGAGTTGCTTTTTATCCTGGATATCCATATCTTCAACTCCGAAAAATGATCTGTCAATTGGGGCACTAGGTGCAAATTCCATCCTTGCATCTTCTTCATAAGGAGGAGGAGGAAGGCCCAATTTCTTAGATTTTTTGTTCTTTCCCTTAATACCAAGTATTTTCTTGAGGGAGCTCATTTTGAACACTTAAGTATTCAGAGCATTTGTATCTCTGTTAGTTTTTTTCATAATCATCCTAGATTATACTTCACTCTTGCCTGATTGTATAGCTTTTTATAACGGAGCCCAAGGAGTATTGCCTCTTTATGTGACATTTTTCCGTTGCCGCCAACTGAGATGAATTCTGCACGTGAGTTAAATAATTCCTCCAGAGAGATTACAAATGGCTGAATGCCACTTTTCCTCGGGGTGAAAGAAACAGAAACCTGACAAAGGGACCAAACATCTGTTGGAGTCTCTTCTATCGATGAAGGATTGTTGAGGACAGGGGTCACCTTATATACATCAGGGGTCATTTGTCGTTCTTTCATTACAACCCCTGACTTTGTGCTCTCCAGGGTACACTCTGCAATATTCCAATACTTTGCACTCTGCACAACAGCTTTAATGGTTGAAAGCCATTGGGATTGCTGTTCATTGCTTAAGCCTTCTGGCATTGTGAGCCTCAGTGTCTTCCCATTTCCATCAGATTCTAGCTCTGGTTGTTTCCAATCTGAGGTGAAAACTACGTTGACTTCATCATCTGCGTAATCGTCAGATGGTTCAGCAATATAACCCTCTACCTCATCTGTAGAAATAGTCTTATGTTGGTCCTCAGTGACATCATAAGCTTCCAACATCTCTTCTTCTTCACTATCTGAACTTTCATCTGCTGCTGCCTGATAATAAGATGGATGATTCTGAATATCTATCCCTTCTTCTTGAAATAATTCATAGTTAGTCTTCTCCTCTCTCTGAGCTTCTAAATCGTCCATCTCTTGAACTGCTTGGTCTAAACGGGAATATGTCTTAAGATATTCTCTAACTTTGGCCAGATTGTCCATGATTTCTGTTAGTTTTTTTCATATGTAACAGATCTTATAGTATAGGCTGTCAACACATGGTCACTTGTCAAACTCAGATTTGGCATACTTCCCTACTGTTTTTTCTCTTAACCCTTGCAGAGAGTTGACTGCTCTCTTTGCATATAGCAACATGTCTGGGGTGGGCTTTCTATTCTGGTCTTCAAACCAACCTAGCCATTCTACAACATCTCGTCCTTGAGGAGGAGCATTCGTTGTGAGTCCCCCTGCATTGGGGTCAGGAACGTATTTGTTGTCCCCAATGCAAAATTGCTGCGCGAGGTCTGCTGATGAACCTACTGCATAAGCATATAGGAGACCTGCTGTTGTCAATGATGTATACTCGATGTCGTCAGGTTGTCTGGCATTCCTTGCTCGAGTTGATCTCAACAGCAATGCAGTCAATTGACCCCAAAAGTGGAAAGCCGGGTTTTTTACGGACGAGTATGGAGACTTTGAAGACAGTCCGAAGTCTATGAGGTAAGGCATGTAAGAATCCGCCTTATCAATTTCTTGGCCTGGAAGCATCATTTGAACCATTTCATCTGCCACTTCTCTATTGAGGATCCAAGTGGTCACATCTTCTGTAGACATGCCAGTGATTTTACATAGATGTCCAAATGTCGCCAATGCGGCGCAGTCCTTGAACCTGGACACTATAGTTCCATATCTGAAAGAGGCCTTCTCATGCTTTTTGAACATATGAAAGAACATGTCGACAGCGGCTACGATTTTGGTATAATTGCTGTCGTTTCCCCACACATCAAAGATGTCACGCCCCTCAGGAACTAGAGGTTCGAACTTCTCATTGATCATTTTGCACTGATTAATTAGACCATCCATCAATTTCTTCCGGTATTCTGGCATTTGAGTCCTCCCCACTCTGTAAAGCCCCAGTAAATAAAGGGGAAGCCAGGCATCATCTGCGCTAGTTCTTGATGCATCTGATACTCCATCTGGAATAATTCCTTCCAGAGTTTTGACTGACACTAAATTGAATATTCCAACTTCATCTCCGGTTTTCCCGATCTGAACTCCGAAGCTGATCCAATCTTTGTCGAGTTTTCCTTTAATGTCTCTTAATGCTGCATACAGATAGCTGTTGACATGGATTATAGACACATTGCCTGTTTTTAGTCCTTGATAAACATACCCTCTCAGATCATTTAGAGTCTTGCTGGTGTTGATGTACACAGGGACCTCATTTGTCTTTTTGAAATAGTCACCCGGATATTCAACTGGATCCTCATTGGCTGGCAATTTAGGGAGGATGACAGAGTTGTCAATGATTCTTTTGACTGTAACCGACATTTCGATTGCTGTTGAAGGTTCTCCTGAGCCTTTTAATTGTAATAATGGTTTGTTTGTCT